AAGGAGAATATGTAAAATATTATAGGAATGGACAACTACATAGAAAATGTAATTATGTTAATGGAAAGAAAGAAGGAGAATGTATTGAATATTATGATAATGGGCAATTATATGTAAAATGTAATTATATTAATAATAAACGTAAAGGAGAATATTTAGAATATTATGATAATGAACAATTATATATAAAATGTAATTATGTTAATAATAATTTGAATGGAGAATATTTAGAATATCATAATAATGGACAATTGGAAATAAAATGGAATTATGTTAATGGTAATCATGAAGGAGAATGTTTACGGTATTATGACAATGGACAATTATATATAAAATGTAATTATGTTAATGGTAAATATAATGGAGAATATTTAGAATGTTATGACAATGGACAAGTGAGAACAAAATGTAATTTTGTTAATGGTAATCATGAAGGAGAATATTTAAGTTATTATGACAATGGACAATTACATATAAAATGTAATTATGTTAATGGTAAATATAATGGAGAATATTTAGAATGTTATGACAATGGGCAATTGTGGAAAAAATTTAATTATGTTAATGGTAAATATAATGGAGAATATTTGGAATGTTATGACAATGGACAATTACATGTAAAATGTAATTATGTTAATGACAAATGTGAAGGAGAACGTTTAGAATATTATATTAATGGACAACTTATGAAAAAATGTAATTTTGTTAATGGTAATTATGAAGGAGAATATTTAGAATATTATGTTAATGGACAATTGGGAACAAAATGTCAATATAGAAATGATGAAAATATTGGATATATAAATAAGGCAGGGCAGTTAATTATTTACAGTAAAAAATTGGCAATATATCAATTTGTCACAGTAACATGTAATGATGACAATAACATATGTTTAATATGCAAAATATAAAAATTGAAATATTTTGAAATAGGAAAGTTTATCTATTTTAAAATTTAATGCAAAAACAGATGCACAATTATTTGAAATAGTAAAGTTTATTTATTTCAAAATTTAATGCAGAAACAGATGCACAATTATTTGAAATAGTAAAGTTTATCTATTTCAAAAGTAATATATGTATTTGATACAATAATATGTGATGATGTATGTTTAATATGCAAAATATAAAAATTGAAAAAAGAACATTTATATTGATATATACAAATTATATTACACCTTTTTCACTGAAAAATGGTTTGGTGGTATGTTGGTTACAACGACAAAATAACTATTATAATAAACAAGTTGGTTTAACGAAAGATAAAAGAAAATTGTGTAAAAAAATTGAAAATTAAACTATATTTTATAATAATAAAGAAGTTTATTATTATAAAAGATGGAAAGTAGAATTGTGTTTAAAAATTCATATAAACCGCCACATTGTGAAATAATATGTAGTGAATTAAGTGCACGAGAATATTTTTTTACGCAATTGTCGGGGAGTGAAGGTGACGCATTTAATAAATTGTTTAAAAATCTTGGATATATACATATAGATAAATATATTGTGATTCAAAAAGATGGAATAGTAAAATTTTTGAATGATAACTTTGAAACAGTGTATGAATTTGATAACAATGAAAAAGAAACAGAAATTCATGATATAACTTTTATAAATGATTATATATTTGTTACAAGAGGACATTTATATTATCATACAATTGTATATGATAAAAATATGAATGTTTATTATGATTTTGGTAAAAACAGATATGTTGAATATATATATAATCAGACAATATGTATTGTTAGTAATATTAAATTGACACTTTTTGAACCATATAAAGATAGGGTAATTAAATCTGAATTAATGTCATCAAGATATTTTGATTTAAAGAATAAAATGTTTATTGATGATGACGAAAATGCAAAGAAATTTTGTAAATTTGAATATGCTGTTGAAGCAATACGTCATGAGGGGATGGTTTATTTTCGCGAATTTTATGAAAAACCTATTGTGCCAACACAAACACAATCATAAAATTAGTAATATAAAAAAGTATTAGATAAATGATAATATTTATACCATTATAACAAAGAACATTAGAGGAAATGTACTTATGTTAATAATCAAATTGAATAAAATGTATTGAAATATGATAAAAATGAGAAGAAATAATAAATTTTATCAAAACACATGAAAAAAGGTAGCTGTCTCCAAGGGCTAGACAAAATTTTTTTTATTATATATATAATGTAATTTGTCTAGCCCTTGGAGACAGGTATCGTTTTTATTTATTTATCATCAAAAATTGGAAAAAATGTAGACTTGCTTAATAAATCATTGTAAATTAATGTTTTTGGATTAAAAACATTTTTTCCATATTTCATATTATTATATAACTCATTTATATTTTTAGTAAATTGTAAGTAATATTCACTATATCTAATTTTTTTTTCTTTTCTTTGTTTTGATCTAATTGTAAATCCATATTTTTCAAATATGTTATTTATTATTTTATTAAAATTCTTTGTTTCTATGTTATCTTTTGGTAATTTATGTGTTCTACATAATCCAAATAAATAATTAAATTCTTTTTCTTTTATATTTTGATAAAAATTACTTTTTATTAGTTTATGTATATTATTTTCATATTCATTACTTGTTAATATTACATTTTTTTCCAATGAAAATCCTAGTTTATCAATAAATTTATTGATTATCTTACTTTTTTTCTCAATAATTTTTGTGTCTTCATTGTCCATCATATATTCATTTACATTGTTTTGTAAAGATTTTAAATTATCAATTACATATTTATTAAAGTAAAAGTATAGTATATTATCATTTATTTTATATAACTTATATTTGTTCATAAAATTTTTTATATCAACAATATCTTTATCACCATCATTATCTTCTCCATTTTGGATTCTTTTAATTAAATTATTATAGTCAACATCTCTCATCATATTTATTTTATCATATGTTTCTCCATACATATTTTTTAATATTTCTATTCGTTCTTTTTCTGAAATATCCAACTGATTTTTATTTTTTTGAGTTTCTACAAATTCAATTTCAAGACCTGCATTAGTAGCACAATTAATTAATGTTTCTACAAAATAATACTTTTTATTCAAATTTTCAAGTTCATTATAAATAAATATATCGTCAATTGTATTTGAAAAATTTAATAATTCTTTTACTTCTTCATATGTAAACGGTGTTCTAATATTTTCTTTGTTATTTGTTTGTTTTGGTAAACATACTACTATAGTTTCATTTTTCAAGTTTCGTATTCTTCCACTCATTTGTATAACTGCTCTTGCACTATTAGTATTCAATGAACATAATATATACATTTTATCATAATGTTCTTTATTAAAATCTATACCAGAATCTATTGAACTAGTATATTGTAACAGATTAAGTTTAGTCCATTCATCATTAACATTTATTAATTTACATTTATCTTCTGTTTTTGTTCTACTTGAGTAAAATTTATATTCTTTATTTTTTAATTCTTCTTTTAATGTTGTATCAATTAGTTTTGTTCCTTTCATTAGTGATTGTGTTATCACAACAATTTTTTTGTTGTTTTGTAAATCTTGCTTAATCATTTCAATTGGTTTATTATCATTCATATATATTTCTAATTTTCTTTTATTGTTATTATATTCATTCCATAGTAACATATAATTTTTATTGATTGAATCTAAAAATGAATGTCCTCTTAATCCAAAATCTGCATCCATTGCAATCAATCTTTTTGATTTTTTTATTAATTCTTTTAATCTTGCCAATAAATTATATTTATTAATGTCTTTCTCAATCAGTGTATTTGAATTGAAATGATACAACAATGATTCTATTTCGTCCATAACTATTAGATTAAACGCTGAACCATTGTAATTCAATACTTTTTCTAAACTATCTACTGTTATTATTATTTTATCTCCTGTTAAAATTTCATTACTATTATCTCTATAATGTAAAAATCCGTATTGTTTCAATTTTCCATATATGTCATCTGCTAAATTAATACGATGAACAATGTATAATACACGTTTGAATAAATATGGAAATAATTCTAATAGTTTCATTATCAAATATGTTTTACCGGTATTCATTTGACTTTTTATTGCAATAATTTGTTTTTCTTTTCCAAAAATAAAATTAATCATATGTTTTTTAATATCATTGTTTATGACATTAAATTTAAATGTATTATCGTCTACGATATATTTTGTATTTACTATAACTTTATTATTCATTTTAACATCACATAAACTTTTATCTTTTGATACAATAAACAGTTTTTTATAATATTCAAAATTTGTTTTTCGTAGTAACCATTTCAAGTATCTAATAGATAGATACTTTTCTGGTTTGCATTGACATAATTTATTAAATTTACAAATACAATCGTTTTTATTATATTTTTCAAGACACAATTTTGAAAATTTATCAAAAATATAAAAACTATTCTTGTTACTATTCTTCAATGCAATTCCGATTTTGATCCATGTTTCATATTTACTTGCTGTTTTTTCATCATAACCATCTATTATTTTTTCTAATATATCCAAATCTATTTTGTCATCTTCAAATTCTTTACACACATTCACAATTTGTTTTTTTTTTACTTTCTTTTTATGTATTTGCATGTTATTTGTTATAATGTTTTCTAACTCTTTGGGTAACTGACAGAGTTTATCGTTTACTAATTTATATTTTTTAACTTCTCCATTTGAATTTACATATTCTGTTCCATTAAATATACTAAATTGGTTATTTGCTTTAATATCTACTGCATATTTTATTCCATTATATTCTAAATCATTACAGCATGGTTTTATCATATCAAAATATTGATTTTTACATACATAATATAAATGTATTCCATTGTTTCGTGTAGTTTCATAATATGAATTAGTTGTATCAATTAACCCAATTGTTTTCCAAATATTAAATAATTCTATACCATTTTTTATATAATCATTACTTTCTTTGTTGTCAAAATCAATTAATAGTAATCCATCATTCCCAACTCTTTTTCCAGTGATAACACATATACAGTTATCATATTTATCTATACTATTTTTCATTATTTTATTATGATATCTATTCTTCCCAAAATTGAAACACTTTTTTCCATTTTTATCTTCTGATATGTTACATGAAAATTTTATATATTTGTCCATTTTATATATTAAGAGATAATTTTATATATCTCTTTATATTATTAAAAATTATTGTTCAAGTTTAATTGGTTTTGGATTTTGTATATTTTTATTAATAATATTTTTGTTATTTTTTTTTTGTTTTAGAATGATGATAATATGAATTCTTAGTCATATTTTTCATACAACACAGACATTGAATCTATTTTGTTTACCCCGGGATAATGTCAATATAAAACTTTTTTGTTTTATTGTTTTAAACTAGTAAATAGTATCAATTTCTTATTAATTTAACTATTTTATATCAAATTCATGTCTTAAATTACAATCACAAAAAAAACGCACTTAGAGATTTTTACCATATAAAGGGCCTTTTTTGCCAATTTCCTTAAAATTTATGCTGAATATT